TCAACGACAATTATTTCCGCCCAGTTATAGAATAGTCGCTGAGTTGCTGTGTTGATATAGAAGAAGTCATGCGCCTTCTTGAATAGAATTTTTTGAATATCTGTAAATACATCAGGCGGTAGTTCAAGTATTTCATCAAAAATATTCTGTGTTTCATTCTTATTTATTTTAAACACAAACATATCTGTTAAACCCTGCCTTACTTGTCGTGGTATGCTCTTGAATGTCTGACAGCATAACCAAATGCTCAGGGCGGCGTGACGGCGATTATTAACCATATGTAATAATAATTTTTCACATTCTCCCTTTAGATTTTTCTGGACGTCGTCTAAAACAATAAGTGTTCTAAATCCTTCGCTTGCATTTGCCTCGGCAATTTCATATGCCTCCTGTAAATTTTCAATAGTAAGTTCATCGTAGATTTGCTCCTCTGGCAATACAGACCAGAAATCATTTTTAATAGATGCTCTACTATTTGGCGGACAGAATAGGATGATCGTGTGATATACCTTTTTAAATAGCGCGGGTGTTTGAAGTAGCGACACCAATAGTGTTGATTTGCCACTACCTGCTTTTCCTAAAAACAATGTGAAGTTATGCCTATTCATTAATTTTGTAATTTCGTAATCGTCCAATTTGTCATGTAGTTTACCATCTACCACAAATTTAGGTTTCTTTAGATTCGGTTCGGGATTCGTCACTAGTTGTATTGGCATTGTTATTTGAATTAGCACGAGATAATAGTTCCCGAAATTCATTGGCACGGCGCTCATTCTCCGCTAAATCATTCTCGATGCGGCGTGATACAAGCGTAGTAGTCCCAGTTTTCTTTTTAAATTTAGCATATGAAAGACTTGCTTTTGCTCTTAGAAGATACTTATGTTCTGAGTAGTAATTTTTTTGATATTCATTCCTATCCTCCTTGTTTTTAAAAACCATTATAGAATGTCCTGATATATTTTTATGCCAATTTAACCACAAGATTGTTAATTTAAACAATTAAGTTAATAATTAGTAGATTAATTGTTAATTTAAACAATTAAGTTGATAAATGACAGTTTAAACAACAAATTATTAAGTTAAATTGCTTAGAAGATAAATAAAATTAATTTTATTGTTAAGTTAAACAAAAAATGCTAGAGTTTCACTGTTTAAATGATAAATTATTAAGTTAATTGTTTAAACTAACAATTAATCTGCCAATTATTAAGTTAATTGTTTAACTTAACATCGAACTAGTTATTAATTGTTTAACTCGCTCGCTAGTTTTCATAGGAACATCTTGGCAGATTTTACTTATTGCCTCTCGGGTTTTGGTTTCGAAACATTATTTTGAATTGATTTTTTTGATGTGACATTTCAATTTTCTGTTTTTTAAGCAGGGTTTTTTTAACTTGTTTTTCATTGATTTATTTCGTGACATTGTTCAAATAAATGCAGTGCATTGCTTAGACTCATAGTCAATAACCAAGACTACGTCCGAATAACCCCATGATTGGCAAGTAATAGCAGCAGTAGTTGCCGCCGATAAGTTAAGATTAAGGAACGGTGGACTAGCACGAGTATTAATACCCTGAAAAAGAATGCCCGATGATTTTTCTAAATCGTATCCGTAAAAGGCAGATGATGGGTAATCAAGAACAGATATGGAAGTAGTTGGGACGGCGCCAGTAGGAGGCACACGAACAACTACAGATGATGCCACTGTGGGAACAACTAAACAATTGTCACTACCAGAAGGGACAGAAGCAATGCCACCGACAGACGAATACATAAATCTATCTACGACTGTGCCAAATGTCTTAGGAATAGCGCCGCCCAGTGACTGGATCAAGTAACAATATCCCTCCGCCGGTCTTTGTGAATCATTAATTGGGTAATTAGGATAGAAACTACCTCCGACCTGTAATTGACGCAAGTTAGTGCCAATATTAATAGCATCATAAGCACCATTAGGACTAACGGCAGAAATAACTATACCGAACTGATGATATACGGATTTAACGGAACTATTACGAATTTGTAGCAATAATTGCTGGGCGCCCGATGATCCGCTGCCAATAGTGACAGCAGAGTTGGTGTAGGTAGAAGACTTGATAAACCACTTACCGTCCTGAAGGGTTTGCCTAAGCATAGCAGCGGCACTATCACCAACATCAATATATTTCATGTTAAGACGGAATTCACTTAGGGTTACAGAACTGAAGGTAGGAGACGTAGTGAATGCCGAGCAGTCACCAGTCACAATAGGACATAGTGCAGCGGTCGTCATAACAAGTTGTAAATTATTTACAGATCCAACGGGGAAAAACTTATCAGTTGAGAGACCAATAACGGAAATAAGGGGAATACAGAAATTCAATCTATATGTGGTAGAAGCACTAGTGAAAGGAATATCAATACCGTTGGCAGAATTATTATCGGCGCCCATTGCTATACTGATCCCGCCGTTTCGCTCAGATGTAGAGACGGTATTTTGTAGGAGGAAATTCTGTAAAAGACCATACTGATTAATTGTCTCAATAGGGGTATTGTTGCTATATAACTGTAGGGAATCAAAGAATGACGCGGCAGACGACAACAACTTAGCACGACCAGTTACAACGGCAGCAGTAGCAGTAGTGGTATAGACCAAAGAGAAAGACAATGTAGTATTCATAGTATCCATGAAAACACTATCTGACATACCGGAAGGAATCGTAAATGACACATTTTGACTAGTAAATGCCGCTTGCGCTACGGCACTAGCAGCAGTGAATGCCAAAAATGTATTAGGAGCAGTCACCGTGGTAATACCATCGGGCGCTACATTGACTGAATAGGCACGGGCACTATCAGACATAGACGGGGGCAAATCATATTTGAGAGCATTAGGAAGACCCATGGCAGACGAAGGAAACATATTGGCAGACATTATGTGTTATATAAATAACAAATCATGTTTATTGCGCTTTTCGTAAAACATTGCTAAAGTTAGGCGCCAGATTCTTCGCTTCTTCTAAATATTCAATATCAATCTGAAAACTCATAAACCAATCCACATTATTGAAATTAATTAGTTGATTTGCTTCGTCGGTGACGCGAATATTAAATTGCGTAATATTCTTGTCCTCAATTAAGTATCGTGATACTGTTTGATTGACATAATTGATTACTGCATTTTGACCCGCATTATTTTGTAGGCAAAGAAATACATCACTACTATTATCCACGCTATTATAGTTGCCAGTTTTGAAATAAGACGATCTAAAGTTTAAGCGTGGAATAGGCAAGAAATTCACTACATATGGGAATGTAAGTGAAAATCCACTACTGGTTAAGGCGGACGAACCCAATCCCATGATAGTATTTATATTAGAGAGCGCCGAATTAGCATTGACCGTAAAATCATCAAATATATTAGTCATAGTTAATCGTGAAGTAATAGCGCTATACGTCATACCATAACCTACCGGTAATTGAGATACTATTTGAGTAATAAAACTATTGACGTTGTAATTGCCTCGTGCAATGGTATATGACACGCCTTCTAAAACAAATACGTCATTCGTGTATCGGACAATATACATTGAATTGCATATCTCGGCGTGTAATATTGACAAATATGCATTTTGAATATTTGTATTATGAAAACTCAGATCTGGTAATTGAACTGTCACATCGCTCTTGAATGAACCATTTGTAGCATTTGCGCTATTTATGTTAAATATCCGTGATTTCGTGCGTATCATTTGTATTATCATCAGAAGATTTTTCAACCTCTAATACCTGAGTCATTGTCTCAAAAATCGTAGTGCCATTTGCTAAACCATCACCGCAATTTATTGTCACGCAAGTAGGATTCGCCCCTCCATTTTCAGTTATTTCTAATGGCGTTATTTTACCATTCCAGTCACTAACCTCGCAAAACATATTTGGTTTAAATCCATGCAGGACGACTCCATTTAAATCATGTATCTCCATGGGTTTAAAATACTCAATCGATTGCGCTAATATATCATTCTCCTCCGATTGCTCTTGTAGGACGTCATGCGCTAATTCAGTTTTATTAAATTTGGCGCTCGCTACTAAAAGTGCCATATCCTCTGGCAATCCGATTTTAATAAGATTCTTGATCTCCTGTTTAATCTGGGCGTCTGACATCTATACATATTCCAAATATATTTTTCTATATTTTTAAACAATCGGTTTATCAAAAAGCATAGATTTTTTTATCTATTAACTTTATAGATGGATATTCCTAAAGAGAACAATGATACGTCAATACAATTGTCTAAAAAACCCATGAATGAAAAGGCATTGGCAGGTTTAGCAGCAGGTCGTGCTAGGTTACAAGAACTAAATAAGGCAAAGGCAGATGCTAAGTCAGTTATGCTAAGAGAAGCAATAGCAAAAAAAGCAACAAGGTCAGCAGAACGGGATGCTAAACTATTAAAAGAGATTGATTTAGCAATGGCAGAACTAAGCGAAGGCGAAGAAGAAGAAGCGCCTCCGGCGCCGCCTATTGTCGCTCCTAAAGCAAAACCGTCCCGTGTAGTGGTTGTGCCAAAAACGAGGGGGCGCGCCCCCTCGGCACCCCATATAGTAGAAAGAGTCGTCGCTGACGAACCACCAGAACCGGTTAAAAAACCCAAAAAGAAGGTAATAAGATATGTAGAAGAATCGAGTAGCGAAGAAGAAGAAATCGTTTATGTAAAACGCGAAAAGAAAACTAAGGCGCCGGCATATAAAGCGCCGCCACCCCAGCAACAAATAATGTTTTGGTAATATATAGGCATGCCACCGAAGAAGATTAAGAAACCCAAGCAAAAACCTAAACAGAAACAGAAACAAAAGCAAGTAGTAAAACAAAATGTAAAGGTCACCGTGCAGAGTAGTGGCGGTAGTGGCGGGGGCGGGGGCGGGACACCATCTTATCTACCTCAGCAATATACTGATACGAGACAAATAGGACTATTGGACGAAATTGCTAGAAGCGTAATAAAAGCGCCCGTAGTAGCGCCCGTAGTAGCGCCCGTGCCTGTAGCGCCCGTGCCTGTAGCGCCCGTGCCTGTAGCGCCCGTGCCTGTAGCGCCCGTGCCTGTAGCGCCTGTGCGTAATAAAGAAAAAAAATCATCTAGATCACGAACATCATCTCCTTTACCGCCTGATGAATTTTCACTCAATCCAGAAAATGATTATTCCACTTTCAATGCGGTGTTCAATGCCCCCATTAATACAAATAAACCGGTTGAATTGGGTAATGAGAACCCAATAACAAAAAAAAAGAATCCTAGAAATCCATTTCAAAGTGAAAATGAGCGCCCAATAACAAAAAAAAAGAATCCTATAAATCCATTTGAAAGTGAAAATGAAGCAGGATATTTGCGGAGTGAAGCAGGTTATGAATCCGTGGCATCGGCATTTGAACAACCACAGAATTTAGGTTATGATTTTCCATCTACAGCATTTGCAAAAACTCCCTATGGTAAAATTGTCCCAAGATTTGGTGAATCGGTAGAACCATCATTAGCATCAGTAGCAATGGGTGGCGGTCAAAAAGAAGAACCAGTATTCTCCGGATTTAGTGTTTATGGCGCAGGTAGTCGCATGTAGATGCGAGTTTTTATGCGTTGCATAATGATATGAGTATTTAGTAGTCATATCATTCAATAGGGCAAACCTACGGTTTTCCCTTGCCCTTTCCATTTTATGCGGGGTGCCGAGGGGTGTCCCCTCGTAGGGCAAACCTACGGTTTTCCCTTGCCCTTTCCATTTTATGCGGGGTGTGTCCACTCTTTAGGCAAATTTTATTGCCGCCTTTCTTTCTGCGCGCAAGCGTGCCATATTTCCTCTTACCTTTTCATTACGCATCAATTTGTCATAATCTTTCTTTGATATACCACTTTCTAGGCGTCTTTTAATAGACGCCGCCGCTCCTGGATCTATGCCATCTCTTACCATGTGCCAATCCTCTATGAATTTTGGTTTTTCCTCTCCAAAAAACGATGTATGCCCATAATGCTCCTGCCAATTTTCTCTAAATCGGTTATATGGTCTCAACCATGCTAATGCGTCTCCTTTAGGCGGTGCCATCTTTATATCATAGCGTTATATTTTAATCCTCCGGCAATATGCCTATTGTGTTTAAATCTCTAATTATTGACTCTTGACTCAGCGGTATTTTATTTTGGTTTAACCAGTCCAACATTTTTCTAAAGCAATTCCACATTGTTTATAACAGCGCACGATTCTAATTCTTTTTGCCTCGCTCGTATTATCTCGCGATGAGAATAAAATACTAATGAAAATTTAATACCAGTTAAATCCCGCGTATTCCAATGTGTCAGTTTAGTGCCATCAAATAGAATCGGTTGTAAATATGCGTTGGCATTTGCCTCCTCTATCATTAAAGTGCATCCGGTATATGTTCCAAATGATACTATTACTAAATCGCCGTGATTGCTCCTATCTCGATGCGGGTCGCACGTGTTATTGCGGTTCATATACACGCTTGTGAATGTATGTCCTATGGGGTCGCATATAAGATGCGCTACGCGCATAATCTCATCGTGTATCAGCGGATGCTTTTTTGACATACGCGATAGATTGATTTTTCGCTTAGTAAAATGAAATGCCTCACCCCACGCGCACGCCCTATGTCTTTCGGCAAATTTACTTCTTCCTAAACAGTTAGGTGCCTTTAGTGGTAGTGTGATTTTTTCTAACATGTCATACAACTTAGTAAATTCTTCCTTCGGCACTGGTGGCAATAAAGTAAATTTGGGTTCGGTTTTAGTATCTGTCATCGTAATACTATTATATTAGAAAAAAAACAGGATTCTAATTATTCTAATAGGATTTGTCTAAACTGCGCTGATATTTTGCGCCAATGATATATTTTTTTCAATCGAATTGACTGATTTGCTTTTTTTTGCTCCTTTGTGACATTATTGCTTTTGTTATTACATTGCTCTTTCTGCGTCGCCCAACGCAAATTATCTAGCGAGTTATTTTTCGGATTTATGTCAATATGGTCCACCGAATATTTGTTTTCTGGATTTGGGATGAATTGTATCGCCAATAAGCGATGCACATATTTCAATATATTTTTCTGTCCATATTTTGATAAAATTAAAACCTTATAACCAGATGGCGCCAAGGCACTCTGCTTTAGAATATATCCAGTTTTTCTATTTCTGCCATTGGCGATACTTTTGATTTCGCCCAATCGGTTAATCTGATATATTCCCTCCCAATCTTTTAGATCTTCAAATATGTCCATGTTTATTATGATGATTACTAAAGATGTCTTCGTGTTCTTTTTTTCAAATCAATTTTTCGTCTTCACATAAGAAAGCGCCGTGACAATAGAAGATTGCCCCATTTTTTCCGCCGTATCAGTCAGGTCTTTCAAATCAATATTTCCGAAGCGATTTGTTAAATAAATATGGCGCAACATGGATGTAGAGATATTTTTTCCAAATATGCCATTCAGGCGATGGGTCAATTCGCTCGCCTGTAGTGGATTTCCACGATTGTTGAATAGCAAAAACTCGTTGCCACTTATAGAAATCCATTTCTTCAGAATTTTCATCAGGGGGGGGTCTATCCCAATCGTCTGGGCGCCCATTTTCTTGACGGTCTTAAAGTGATTGAAAACAAATACCTTTTTTTTCATGTCTAAATAATTGTCCTCCTTCTCGTCGTAGTTCTTAACCTTCATAATCCAATCACTACTTCGCCTCGGTTCCATGAAAATCCCGCCGGTCAATGCTAAAATAATAAAACTCTGGATATTTTGTAAATCTGCCATTGTAGGATTTTCCTTTTTCATTAATGGTTTTGCATTGTCAGCATATTTCTTTAAAACTGCTTCTACTTCAGAGAAGGGCAACATATCAACGAATTTACCGTCCATCTTTTGCCCTAACTGTTCCTCGACGTATTGTTTTTGATCTTTCATCATTAACGAATTGTAGTCTGTATCTCCTGTCAATACGACTAATGCTGCTAATATTGTCTTACGCTTGCTAAATGGCGTATCCTGCAAGTGCTTAATTATTTTTTCGCTATTCTTGAAATCATCTAAATCCATGTCCTTTTTATCAGGATATACGGCACGATAAAGCGATGATAGAATAGATTTGTATGTCTTAACAGATGATTGTGACAGGTTGGGTCTATTGGCAATAATCGTTTCTTCTAAAGTAGGCATTCTATAGTATTGTTTAATAAATCTTTTTAAATTTTTTAAACAGGGCAAACAGGGCAAACCTACGGTTTTCCCTTGCCCTTTCCCTTTTATGCGGGGTGCCGAGGGGTGTCCCCTCGCCTTTCCCTTTTATGCGGGGTGCCGAGGGGTGTCCCCTCGAGGGGTGCCGAGGGGTGTCCCCTCGTCAAATATAATCTTCGTCGGCATTTTTTTTAGTTATTAAAAAATATTCCATTAATTCCTCTCCATATTTTGGCAATAGTTTATCCTCAAAATCATACCCGAATGTGGCGCTTATTGACATATATCTTTTTTCAGTTTCATAATTTGTGTCCCAATATGGATTCACGTCCTGCCATTTACGTTTTGCGTGTGGATTATTTCCCATTTTTCTACCCATTCTTCTAATAACATTTTCTAAATAATAATCGGTTGCCTTTTTTCCTTGCAATTCAACCCATTTGCCATTTTCTTTATAATACAATTTGAATCGCGCTCCTAATTGCTTATTTGATATTCTAATTGGTATTTCTTCGTGATTTAATAATTCAATATACGAAATTACTATTTCTTTCCAAACATTAAGTCCCCCTTCAATTACACGATCAAAATCACTCACGGTATAAAAATCCCCGATTCCATTAATCCACGCATTTGCATTTTCAGGGGCGCTTTTACAGTCATCGGTCAAATACTCAATGATTCTTTTTTTATGATTGATTGTCGCCGGTTCAATTACAACCGCTTTATTATTTTCTTTCTTCTTAAATTCCTCAATTATTACATCGCGGCATACTTTTCGATGCTTTGACAACCCACTTGCGTGCGCATACTCACTTCCACAAATACAAAGATGCTTCTTTTCACTCATTTATATTATTACTAAAGACATTGTTTCCGTGTCCTTTTCAAAACAATTCAAATTCTGCCAAACAGAGAATTCATAGTTTCTAATAGAAACTAAGTGGTGTCCAATAGCGCCATTCAGTTCTTATTAAATAGAATCTACTAGGTCTCATCATCGCTCATCATTTGGATGTTTAAAGTTTTGGATGTTAATGATGATTTGAACAAGGCAATAATATTTTGAATTTGGATGCAACTTATCCTTTTTATCCTTTTTATCCTCATTGGATAATTTGGATAATAATGATAAGTTGCATCCAAAATCGTCTTTTCAAATTGGGTCTTTGAATCATCATTAACATCCAATGTTTTAAACATCCGGATGATGAGCGATGATGAGAATTGGGGATCAAATAGTAAAAAAACGCATATTTTCTTATTATTTCTTGGTTTCCATGTATTTGGCGTGACGATTGCCGTCTATATGCCTCGCATAATTTGCTTTTGACACTATATGTCCGCATTCACACATCTTATCAGTGTCTGCCATTACAAATGGTTCCTTGGGGGTTTCTTCTATATTTAATGCTTCTAATTGCTTGGTGTGTTTTGATGTAGCACGATG